GCCTATTATTTTACACAGTGTGAAGTTCTTCTCGTCCAGACTACCGTCGAACACTCCAGCACACTACCAATTTGGATGTTGGCATCGTGCGGGCTTATCGTTAGTCAAACCAAGAGGTTAAAATACAAACATAGATGAAATATAAAGATATGCATAGTAATGTGTGAATCTACAAATATTAACGAATTTCAACGGATCTTTTCCTTTCTTGAGCGCCCTGAGTGTGGTTTATCAACACCACACAACTCAAGCGGCCTTCATTCATCACATACACTTTAGAAATTGAAATTTTTATTTTGTTTTTAGTGTTATCTTCTTTCGTACTCAATCACTCAGCTCACGGAGTTTGAATCTTGCGTTAATAGCCAATCTGTGGACGTTGTGGTCCAGGCAGACGAGGCCAAGGTACAGTGGAATTATCCGGTAAAGGATTTCTACTAGCATACGTCAGATAGGCTTGAGCTACATCACGAACACCAGCACCCATTGCAGATGCATAGCTTTGTAATTTGTCCCAGTAACCTTCTGTTGAATGTTGATGATAAGTGTGCGATGCATAAGCAGGATTTGTTGGATCAAATCGTACTCGCCACTCGCAACACACGAGTATCTGCAAATCAATTCCATCAGGATTGTATACAAATATAGGTGCAAACCCATCATATGAGGTTCCATCGTCTGCCCATGTGAAATTTCCAGCACTGGGTGCAGACAATCCGCGGAAGTCAGCAAGGGCTTGCATATCATATGGTACAGCATCGGTCTTAACAGCACGTAGTGCCAAACGACCAGCAGCGCACAACTCGGGACTCGAGTATGAAACTAATTCATTTGCTAGAGTATCCCAAGTACGAGTGTCACCACCAGGGTTCAACATTTGTCGTGCTCTACCAACATAAACAATACCAGTAGTAGTTTGTAACGCTTCAGGATTCATAATTTTGATAGTGAATGCTGAAGGGGTCATCCGACAGTTGGACCAAGAGTTGGATGCAAGAGCAGAGAAAACTGCTCTGGTGGTATTATTAGCAGCATTAATGGCAGTACCAGCTGCAACACTTCTCAGTGCACAGATGCTACTCCACTCATCACCGCCAATCGTACCAGCATTTGCAACCTTAATTGGTCCAAGTAGATTCATCGCATTTGTTCCACTAACAATTTCTGTTGTTCTGATCACTGTGTAATCACCAACAGCACGAGGTAGTGGTACGTGTGTAGAATCAAAAGCATCAAGTCCTCGACATATCGTTTGAGGTTTCGCATTGTCACCAAAAGCGTTATTGACTGTAACAGCCACGTTCTGGGTGATTCCTTTAAAGGACTTAATTTGACGCTTGCGGGTAGTCCCGTTTCGTTTCTTTCCATTTCCATTCTTCTTAGCCATAGTTATTTGTGTGTGTTATAAAGTAGGGGTTCTTTATTCGGGCTGGCATAAAAGCCAGCCCAAACCCCAAACACACCGCAACGACCCGACTCTCATCAAATCACGGTGGCAGAGCAAACTATGCTAGCTCTGAGCTTCCCACCTGATCACCCAACCACATCCTCACCTTTCCTCCTCCGGCTCGCCAAAGATAGGGACATCTATAGCAAGGTCCCTAACATATCCCTCTGCATCCACGACTTCATCAGTGATATCAATAGAATTGAAATATGACTCCATCGCACGCTGTATATCTGGTAAAATGCCAAATGCCACATAGAAACTATAACGAGCTTCTTGTGAAATGGCACTATCACGTTCCACCACTTTATGACGTTTTTCAAACATTGATGTATTTTTGTACACCCGCTGATAAAACGCCTCAGTGTAGTTAGAACCTGAACGTCGATACATAGCATAGAAAGCGGACAGTACGGGCAACCCATAGGTTAACGCGCACCCCCCGTCTCCAACAGCAGCAAGCCACATACGATATGTGGCCCGATTAGGGATTGGCATCGTGCAGAGTGTGTCTTTCTTAAAAACAGTTGCAGGGATCCGACACATTCTCCAATCAAGCCCATCGAACACCGGCTTGGTTTGGCAGAATTCCAATTGTTCGAACTCATACACAGGAGGTTCGGCTTTAAGGATGAAGCCAAATGATTTAAACCACGTAACGATTGATGTTGAGATCTCTTCGTATAGTGACGATTCAGCTATAATAACGAAATCATCACCATTGTTAATCAACTCAAAATCAAGGTTGTTATGCCGCTTAAAAGCATATATAACGGCACAAACTATCAACACATTTCCTAATGATGTGTTAATATCACCTGAACATCGCGTTCCTCGCATAGAAAATGACACATGACCATCCTGAAAATAGGCCCGTCCGCGGTTAGTCAATTGCATCTTGAGCAATCGGCGCAGTTTCCTTGAGTTGAACATCCCATCATAAATAGAATGTTCAAAATTCAAAGCAGCAACGCCAACATGCATATCAAGTTTAGTGATATCACCACCAATTGCAACCGGGTCTACGAATCGGTCCCATTTCTCCTTAATCACACTAGCAGATTCAAAAAC